CTCCAAAATCCGAAAGAAGAGTTACCAAAGATTACCAAATGGCACTCCTTCGCCTAACTTGTCATGCCGAAAGTCTTGCAAGCACAGTAGCCGAAAACCAAGAAGTGTTATCGTTCTTCCTAACAATGATTCAGTCACAACAAGCGCTTTTGCAAGAACTAGTCGACATGTATGACAGAAAGGAAACAGAAGAATGAAAGAAAGATTTGAACTCGCCGCCTCAAGTTTAGGGGCATACTTCGGAGTGGGATTCAACACCCCGGAGGAACAATTCGACTATGATTTAGGACTCAAAGAGAACGTCTTCGATGAGGATTCCCTCGACCGCATGGAATTGGGTAAAATCTTGGAAGATGCCGCGCTCAACTACGCGGAGTACAAGTTAAAAATTGTCATCACCAACCGCAACGTTGAGGTCGTCACCGGATTCGATGGCAAAGTGCGGATGAAAATCGACGGAGAGTGCATCTTCAACGGAGAGCCGACCATCGTCGAAAACAAAGTCTCCAACTCTGCCTCGAAGCGTTTCACCGAAGACCTCGGTTACTATCTCCAATGCCAAGCCTACATGGAGCAGAGCGGATACAAGCAGACCCTCTTGCTCGGACTCTATCAAGGCAAATTCATTTGGAAGTTGATTCACCGCGACGAACCGACGATTGCCGTCATGCGTCAGGTCGTAGACTTCGTTTGGGGCGTTCTGAACGGGCTTGAAGACCGCAACGACTTTCCATATGACCTCACCGACAAATGGGCGGAGCGGACGCCGCTTGAGCCTGTAGCGGACGAAGAGTTGACCGACGATGACCGTGACTTCATCGAGGAACTTGCAGGCATCAAATCCGACCCGATGCGCAAGGCAATGGATGACCGGGAAAAAGAAATCACCGACTATCTCAAGAAGCGGTTCAAGAATCAAAAGGTCGAGGGCGACGGTTACACTTGCTCCATCTCGACGGTCGAACGTGCCGGAGACTTGGACAAAGACGCGCTCAAAGATTACCTCGCCATTCATCTGCCGGGCGTTGACCTTGAGCAATTCAAGAAGCCTGCCTCCTCCTACAATAAAGTCGACATTCGATTCAAGAAGAAATAAAAAGAAAAGCCTCCGTGATGGGGGCTTTTTTGTTACTTCAATTTCAATAATTGGTCAAGGCTGAGTTTGTACCCGTCCAAGTCTTTGTCCTGATTCTCCAACTCCGCCAGCGTCGGGAGCGTAATGCCTTCTTGCTTGAGGTACTTGACCCCGTTCTGAAGGTCTTCCAACTCTTTGTACGCCGCGGAAATCTTGGCGTTGGTGGTGTTGCCTTTCTGACCCATCCCGGTGAAATCCGAGAGGGCTTGACCGACATCACCTTTGAGCAAGTCTTCGACCGCACCAAGTGAGGCGCGTGCCGGGGCATCCAATCCGGTCTGTCCCAAGGCATATTCTTGTTGCTTGGTCAAGAAGGGGATGGTGGTCGACTTCTGTCCGGCGAAGTCTTGGATAGGACGTTTGGTGAACATATTCGTGTTGGACACGATTTCGAACGGTGCTTTAATCAACGGGCTGGATGCCGAGACCAAGCGACCGAGCGGGTCATTCACCCATTCCATGAAGTCGGATTGCGGGAGGTTGGCTTTGATGGCGAAGTATGTGCCATCTTCCTTGCGTCCCGGTAGCGGGAGATACATATTGACCAACTTGTAATCCTCGACGTCCTCTTCGGTGAAGCCCATTGCGTCCCATGTGGAATTGATGGCTTTCTGCATCCGGTAGTAACGCCGCGCGTTGGCGGGAATGTTCTCCATGTGGTAGGCTAAATTCATTTTGGTGAAGGTGTAGAAGGGAATCAAGCGACGCATGACGCTGTTCTCGTTGTAGGAGAGGTTGGTCGGGTCAAACATCGCCAAACGGACTGCCTCTGCCGCGTTGTTGACGCCAAGGATACCCATGTAGGCACTCCCGGATGCACCATCCATCGCTTTGAGCATGACCGCGGTACGACCGAGGGCATCAACGGATTCGTTGACCCAGCCATTGGCGAGGCTGACTTTTTGGTCGATGCGGAGTTTGCCTCCTTCCGGTACGATGCCGAGCATCTTTTGTTGGATGTCTTGTAACTCCGAACCTGTTCCGGTCAGACCTTCCTGAAGGACTTGGGCGAACGGTCGCGGCGGTGTGAAGCCCGCGGAGATGAATTCGCGGATGACATTCAATTTTGCCACATCGTCCGGTAACATTGCGTCCACATTGTTCGCAAATTCCTGCATCAAGCGGGGGTAATCTTTCCAAATCTCATCGGCTTTGGCGAGGTTGGTCGCAATCTCTTGCACGCTCATCCCGGAGAGCCACATATTGGTCGTGACGCCCATGACGTTGCGGATGTTGAAGCCCGGTGTCAAGAGTTTGAAGCGTTTGAATAGATTGTTGGCGAAGTCGGTGAACTTCAGGATGGAACTCGCCCCTTCCGGGAAATTGCGCTCCAAGACACGCATCATGTTTTTCTCCATGAAGACCGCGCCTTTTTGGGTATCCAACTTCTTGAGGCTTTCGGCATAGCGTGCGACGTTCTCATCCTTGAGCAAGGTATTGAAATACGTCAGTTTGCGTACCATGTCATCGACGGTCTTCGCATCGACTTGGGTGAATCCGCTCGGCGCACGAACTTTCATCTTCTCGTTCAAGTCGACGTCAACATAGGTCTCCCCTAAGAGATTGGTTTTCTCAACGGTTGGATAGGCTTGGTACTGCACCAATGACCCTTCCGTCCCAATCTCATCAAAGGCTTGATGGGAGGCGTAGGCTTGGTACAGTTGCGCGTTTTTCGCGGTGCTGGAGAAGGAGGTCGCCCAATCCTTCGTGGCTTGGAGGAAGTCCTCCTCAAAGGTCGGGATGGCGTTGACGCGGGTCAGCAACTCCGATTGACGTTGCATCTTCTCGTCGAAGTGTGTCAAGGTCTTTTCCTGTACATCCTTCAAGTAAGCGTTGATGGCTTTCCAGCCTTCCGGGGTGTCAATCTTGGAGAAATCGTTGATACCATCCGCACGCATCTTGGTCAAGATTTTGGCTTTCTGCGCGTCGGTGGTGATTTGCACTTCGTTGACATTCTTGGAGACTTTCTTCAATTCATCATCTTTGACTTCGACATCGTCCAAGACGGATTTGACATCATCCATCGCATTTGTGACGACGGGTTCAACTTTGGGGGCAACCTCCGAGATTACCTCGGAGGTTGCTTTTTGTGCGACTTCCTCTTGGAAGCCTTGAAAGAAACCGTGTTTGCTAAAGTCTGTACCGTACTCAGCGTCGATACGTTGCATCGCATCATAGAGGGCTTGTGTCGGGCGAACCTCCGGGTCATTGATGGCGATGTCCAAGGCATATTTCAAGTCCTTCGATTTCGCGTCGGTCAGTTTATACTGTCCTTTTGCGTCGGCTTTTAAGATGTTCGGTTGATAATTCTCAGCAACTTTTCGGTCACTTGAACGAACAAAGGACTCATAGAATTCGTCAACCGCCTCGGCATCTTGAGAGACAAGCGCTTTCGATGCTTTCCCCAACTTAATTGCGCCCTGCTGAGCGGTCTCTGCGACTTGCCCGGTGGTGTCCCCTAAAATGGACTTCTTGATAATTGCTCCAACTTCAGCGCGTTGTTGCTTGAGGGCTTGCCACGCGGCGTCCCGTTCTTCTCCGAAAGGCATCACGTTCCATGCTTTCTTGGCTTCGTCCAATTGAGCAATAGCATCTTGTGCGTTTTGAGGCAATTTTGCTTTATCAAAGTGAAGTGCATATTCTTCATTTTTCGGGAGGAATCCGGTGCTTTCGGTCAACTTGAGATAGTCTTCATCTTGAAGTTTGCCATTGACCATATCTTCATAGATATAGCCAAGGTCTTTTTGGACTTGTTTCTGCAACTCTGTGACCGCGACGACTTGTCCCGGTTTTGTGACGGTCGGTTCAACTCCTGAACGGTTTAAGATGTCTTTAACTTCCTGTTTTACCTTTAATAATTGCTCATTGTATTGGTCATTCCACATCTTTTCAACAGTTTCAGAGGAGACCCCATTTTGTAAGTGCTTCTGCATTAACTTGTGTTCAACAGCCGCGTCTGCTAATGTTTTTCGAGACTCTTGGCTTAGTTGACCGTAAATACTATCTGTTCTAAAGTTACCTTTCGCATCAAATAGGGAATCAACAAATTGATAATTATCCCCACTTGGTTCGAGAAGTTTAACATCTTTGATTTGCTTCGCGTAAGGTGAAGAAGATACAGATTTTGTGACAGTCGGTTCAACTTGTGGAACTTCCGCAACTTTCGGTGCGACTTCCGGCATAATGGGCTGAGCCACAGGTTGCACTTTTGGAGTATCCGGGATGTTCGCCATGACGCGATTGACTTCATCCGCATCATTCAACTTGGTCATCAAATAGTCTTCCAACTCTTTGCTATTTTCAATCTTGGCGCGGACTAACTTGTCCATTGCCTCATCCGAATCGACCAAGCCTAACAGACTGGTCGTGGTACGCCCGGCTTTGGAATAGGTGCGCAGTTTGATGTCTTCGGCAACGCCTAGGTTCGGGACGCCTTTATATCCGGCGCTCAGTTCATCCGCAATGTCCATTTTGACGCCCATGAAGACGCCTTCCAATTCGCGGTTCAAGGTATTGACGACCTTCTTGTTCAGGATGGTCTGCGTCGGGTCAACGACTTTGACCGAATCTAACACGATGGGGTTGCCATTTTTGAACTTAAAGGAATCTTCGACACCTTCCAGCGCGGCTAAGCGGAAGCGTTCGGTACGTCCTGCGGCGCTCCAAGTGTTGGCTTGTTGCGCTCCGACGGGATAAGCACGACGCGAGGTCGTTTTGGTGTTCCCGATGAACGCCGATTTGGTATATTCGTCTTGGTCTTTCAAGTCCCATTCCATGGCTTCGCGATACTTCGCGTCCTCGGTCAAGGTATTGCGCACATAAGCATCTGATTGCTCATAATTGGTCAGACCGGAGAGGTTTGTTCCGCGTTGAATCAAATCCTGATATTCAGGTTTGAATTTCTCGTAGAGGGCTTGGAATTGAGGGTCAACTTTCAAGGCTTCCAATTCCGCGATTTGCGCCGAGGTTCGGATGTCCCGCGGGAGGATTTGTTTGTCCAAAATCTCCGACCCCGGTTTGAGATATTTCTTATCAAAACTGGCGATGCTGACCCATTGCTGACCGTCGATTTCAACGACCGGGAGCAACTTCGCGGCTTCTTCTTTCGTTCCGGCGATGGCTTCCAAGAAGTCCTGATATTGGGCTTCGTCGTAAGGGTAGACATCGAAGTTGTGCTTGTCTAAGATTTCACCAATCGGACGCAATTCACGCGCGGTGTCATCTTCAATATACGAGAAGTAATTCAAGAGTTTACGGGAGACATCTTTCGGGTCTTGCCCGGTCGCTTTCGCGCCTGCATCCACGATTTCATCCAAGGCTTTGAATTTCCATGCGGCGAATTCTTGGAAGACTCTGCTATTCCCGACGGCACGTTTCAATTGCTCTGCCGTTCCTTTGGCAAGACCGCGCGAGGCATCAAAGGTGCGCGTAAGCGCGCTCTTCACACCTTCATAAGTGGCTTGTCCACCGAACTTCGTGGTCGCCGCCGCTAATACATCATCTGTCATTTCAAACGCGGACTTGGCTGTCCCAAACATCCCGCGCATGACCAAATCGCTCGGTGAGACAAATTTCTCTCCCTTGCGAATCATTTTATAATTGTGTCCGAATTTAGCGAGGTATTGTTTCTTCGCCGCGGTCGGCATGGCTTGCACGATGGTGTCGGTCGCTTGCGCGATTTCATCGGTGCTGTCAACTAAGAGGTCTGCTCCGGCGCGCACCAAGGAGTCAGTAGCGGCTTCTGCCGCGACATCGGTAACTTTCCCGGTCTTCTTCATGACATTCAGAATGTCCGCGCCTTGTTTCAAGGTCTTGGAAGCAAGGACGGTGTCTTTGGTCGTTTTGGCGATACCCACGGCGGAGTCAATGACGTTGTCCAACTTCGTGACGAGGTCAGAGGTCACATTCAAGGCTTTGGCGACGCTCCCTGTTCCCAAGGTGGCGATGTCAGCCGGGTCAGCGAAGACATCCAACGCGAATCCCGCGAAGTCTGTCCAATCAATTGCTCCGCTATCTTTGCGTGAGCCTGTAGTCAAGGCACGAAGCACACCGCCCCCGGAGTAATCCCGGTCTTTACCTGTCCAGCCTTTGTCTAAACCTTCTCCGAAGTCTCCTCCTTCAAGGGCTTCGGTAATCCCTCCAAAGAGGGCTTGTTGCGGACGGTTCAAAACTTCAAAGATGTCGAAGATGACATTCTGATTTTCTCGGAGATTTAAGAATTTCTCCAACGGATTGCGGGTATCGGTGAATTTCGTCGGGTCAATCCCTGCCCCTTCCAAACGGGCTGTCAAATTCCCAATTTGAGAATTTAAGGAAGAAAGAGCATCGTCTTTTGAAGTAGTCGTAGGTAAAGAGACGTCTTTCGACGCCTCCCTTACGGCTACCTTGGTCGCCCCCGTTCCTAATTTTTCAAGAAGTTTTTGAATGTTATCTGCCATGAGTTACCTCCATGATTTCTTAATTTGAGTGTTCGGGTCTTTAATTCCCGCTCTGAGGAGATAATAGCGAATCGGGTCATAGTCGTCTAAGTTCTTGACATCAGACGGTGCATAACTGAGCCAATCCAACCCTTTAATCTTCGTATCCGGGAAGGCTTGTTTCGCGGCTTCATAAGCATCTTCATAAGACAATGAGCCATCTTTGACCCCGGATTTCAAGTTGTCAAGCAAGCCCGACCCAGTCAAGTTCTTACCGGAGGCTTTGGCTTGAGTAACATACTTACTCAATACTTCCCCCTTCAGGCTTTCTTGGAAGTCATCCTTATAAGCGTTGTACTGCGTGCGCGCCTTTTGAACGTCGCCTCCTGTATACTTATCCGCCCAAATGCGAATGTTTGCGGTGTCAGAGTTTCCAGCGCTGAGAAGTTCCATTTTCCCGGTGTTATCTGCACCTCCTCCATTTTTAGCATCTTGATATTTCGCAAGTTCGCCTTGAAGTCCCAAGAGTTGCGATTGACGGGAAGACCCAGCAGATGCCTGTGCATTCAATTGACTCTGACGTGTCTGTTGCAAGGACATCGCAAGGCTTGCCAATTGTTGCTGATAGGCATTCTTATAGGACAATTCTTGTTGTTGCACATTGGCTAAGCCACTTGTCAATGCATCCGATAAGGATTTCTTATTGGTTGCGTATTGTTGGTCGCCCTGTACGCGCGCTTGGTCAAGTTTTTCTTTGGTGTCATAAAATTGATTGGCGACATTGCTGACTTCACGCCCAGTCTGCATCCGGTTCTGCACTTCGCCCAATTGCTGAAGCCCACTTGCCCCGACGCCACGCGCCGCGGCTGACCGCAATAATTCACGACCCCGTTCGAAGGAATTCTCAGAAATGGTTTGACGCGATTTCGAGAACTGCTGTCCCGCTTCTTTTTGGGAAGACGCCAACGAGGTGAGTAAATTATTGTACATATTGGAGATGGCTTCATTTTGAGTCGCATATTGTCCTTCCAATGCCTTACGCAACGCGTCAAAACCGGAGGTATCTAATCCTCCGAGCATTTGTCGGGCTTGCCCCATATACGCGGTAGGCGACCCGGCTGAACCGACGCCTCCTCCACCACCATTCATCAAACCGTTGATGGTATCTTGGAGAAATTTTTCATAATTGGTCATCGTACTCCCGGAGGCTTGCGAGCCATAACCACTCATTTGTTCGTCCATAATCTTATTTGCCATATTACCACGCTCCTATCTTACTTACACATTATAACACATTTTCGCAATTAAAAAAGCCCCCATCGAGGGCTTACATTTTAGGGGTTACAATCACTAATCCTAAGACTGCCAACACGACCACGCTGATGACCGTCCATGTGATTTTACGGACGATGTCCTCCAAACTCGAGACGCGGGAGTTCAATTGCTTGAGTTGCAAATCGTGGTTGTCTTTTTGCGCCGCCATCTTCGCCTCGACTAATTCGGATAGGTGTGATAATTCGGTCAGGATGGCTTCATGCATCTGCTTATCCATGTCATTACGATTATTGAGCATATCTATGAAGTGCTTCATTTGTGTTTTGATTTCATAAATGTCTTGGTTATATGTCTCGTCCATCATGTCACCTCATTTCATCGTACCTCGTTGATATTATAACACAAAAAAGAGGCATTTGCCTCCTTTTGTTACTTCACAACAGCACTTTTTTCAACGGTGACTTTCAGTCCGGTTGGAGAAATCAACACTTCGCTGATGGCTTTTTCAATGATTTGAGTCTCAAGGTTCAAAACCTTCATTTGGGCTTTGATTTCCGCAACATATTGTGCGAAGGTCGCCCAGCGATAGCCCAAGCCTTGCTTGATGATGGTGTTATCAACGAAGAATACGTCCCACGGACGAAGTTCATTCTTCATCTCATAGATGTCATATTTATTCTTGACCAAGCCCTGTCCGGCAATCCACCCGTCCCCTACGACAAAGTGGGAGTGATTCCCTGTGGCTTTGCCTGCGACGCCTTCATGCCCGATGATTTCACCCTGACGCTTAATATCCCCGACTTTAATGTCGTCGATATAGTTGTCATGTACCATACGGAACGTGAAATTACGAAGGATGCCGTCTCGACATAGAACCGGGGCTAACGTCTGATAGTTGATACCATTGACACCGCCCGGTGCGTCTTTCCATGAGCATCTCATGTCCGCAGGAGCATAGCGACGGTCAACCCCGACGTCTTCCCCCGCATCGTCGATTGCCATACTGCCCTCATGGGAATATGCGCCGTCGACACCTTGGGTCAAGTTTAGCGTTTTACCGGGATACCCGGCATACTGAACTCCTGATGGGGTATGAAATTTGTTCCCTAACAGCATCTTACCAATTCTCCCCGTCAGTCGGGTTGTTGATAATTCCTAATAAGGTCATTACCAATAGAACGGCTTCAACGAATTGATTGAAGAATTCATTGGTCATCCCAATATAACTCCACAATCCGTAGTTTGACATCAGCATCGCGACTGCTGAGGCGATGGCTAACCATAAAACTTTACTTTTGAATCTTTCTTGCATAGTGTTTATGCTCCTTTCTCGTCCGGGCATTCAACTGCCGGATGTAACTGATTTTCCAATTCAATGCATTTGCGTTGGAATGCGCGAAGTTGCGCATTTTTGAGGGCAAGTTCTTTGGCTTGCATCCCAACAATGTTCTTTAATTCATCTACGACTTCGATAACGTCAACATCAATCTCATCATAGCCCTTACTCATGTCTGCCTCCTTTGGCAATTTGCCTATCATTATTATACACCCAAATGTTGCTTATGACAACCGGGATTCGAGGTCTTCGATGCGCTGATTGAGGTATTGAACCGTCTGAATCAAAGGCGCAATCAACTCTCCGTAACGTAAGGCTAAGGTATGCTCGACGTTCTCTTGCTCCGGGTCATTTCTGTCCCAATCCGGTTTGATAGTAGGGTCGACGTATAGCCCGGAGTCAATGTTCAACTTATCCAAAGTCTTCTTGACTTCTTGTGCGATGAGTCCATAGTGATAACGACCTTTTTCTTTGGCTTTCCAGCGATACTGAACAGGTTTGAGGTTTAGAATCAATTCAACTCCTTTATCAATGGTGGACACATCTTTCTTTAAGCGAATGTCCGAACCATTCAAGGAAGCATCATTACACCAAATGGTCGCCCAACGGTTGGTAGACAAGCCTAAATCGTAGGTGTTGTCGGCTTGTGGATAGACGGCGCGGGTATAGAATGCACCGACGATACCGATACGACCTGAACCTCCGGCATAGAAATATTCAGAGGTATTCAAGTAGATACGTTCGTTCGCGGAGTCCAGTTTTACGACACCTTTGGAGATGGTCGATGTCCCAATTGACCACCCCGCAATCAATCCGCTGGAGGACTCAATACGTCCTTTGAAGACATAGCGATGATTGACGGTATCAAAGTAGACTTGCAAAACACCGCTATCGTCATACCATTCTTGACCGTCCGAATAGAATCTCGCCTTATCGCTATCGAAGGAATAATTCGCCCCCGACATGATAAACGCGTCGGTCATCCCAAAGGTCACATTGGCTAATTCGGCAGTTGTGAAGGTGGCATCTGTGTCTTTACGCATAACAATTCGAACGTACTTCGCATTGGATGGTGTAGTCACTTTAGTCGCTTTGAGTGTGACCCAACCACTACTTCCTGAAATGAACGCCATCGCTTCGGTGTAGAATGCATAAGCGAAGTCACATTCTAATGACCCTCCTAGTGTGAAATAGTAATTCTTGCTCGGTGTGACTTCAACAGGGTTAATCAAGCGAACGCGTAAAGTCGAAGCCCCTAACGCCCCTGTTGATGTACTGTCCATCGTGCCTTGTTCCCATAAGGATATATTCATTGGAATGATACCATTACTTCTCCGTTGAAAGGATAACGTGATTTCATCGGCAGTCTGTGTGATAGTCGAATAATTGGTCAACGCATTCGTCAAGTCGGTGGTCGAGACTTTCGTCGCAATTTGCTCGGCTTGAACAAGAATGGTCGCTTCCGCAGTATCCAAGCGAGAATCATAAGGCACGATTTCCGAAGAGAAGACCCCTAACGAGATGGTCTCCGCGGTTTGTTCGATTTCGCTCAAATTGTATGCCGTGGCTTCCCATGCTGTTCCATTATAGCGTTTCAACACTTTCGGTGTTTGAGACGTGTCCATCCACAACATCCCGGTCGATTTCGGTGACGGTTCAGTCGCGGAGTATTTAATGGTATTCTCTTTGCTATTCGCAAAGTTTGACCATGCCGTCGTCGACATGACCGTCGCGGTGATGGCATCCGGTTGGATGGAGAGAATCGCGGACTGAAGTTGCCCGTCGATGACCTTGACGGACTTTAGGATTTTACGCCGAAAAAGCGTATCCTTTTCAGGGTCATACGCGTCGACGGGTACTTGTTGTGGAGCGAGATTGATTTTGGTCATAGGCTTACTCCTTTATCTTTCCAAGTTTGTACACATAGCCGATGCTCTGAATCGTCAGGCGGTCATCCGCGGAGGCTTGCAAGCGCAACGCAATGTTTTTCCCTTTGGCGCTCAGGCGCATCTTCTTGGTATGATAGTTATACACGCCCTCTCCGAAGAGGGTCGTAATCAATTCAGAATCTTTGAGGTCAGGATTTTGGTTCTCATAAATGACACTTCCATCCACTTCTCCGGTCGGTATCATGGAGGAACTTGAGACCAATTCGCCGTCCGCGGCGAGGTCGACTTGAATCGGTTGATTTGAACTGCCTCCTCCGGCTTTCATGGTCACGGCTTTGACTTTCTTCTCATGCGAGGGATAGCCGAAGGTGATGCCTGCGGTTTCCAACAAGCAGTCGTAGTCTTTTCCAAAGTCAGAGTAAGCGTCACCATAGCGATAACACCCATTATCACGAAGGGAATACATCAGCCCATTCTCCATGAAGATGAAATCCGGTTGCCCACCCAAACCATATTCGTCCGAGACGAACCCTCCGGTGCGGTAGTAATAGCGCAAGGCATTTGGAATCGGGAAAGGTCGATAATTGACTGTGATTTCACCCGGTGCGTCCCCATTGTTGAACAGGAGAACATATTGGTCTTTGTACATGATGGCTTGGCTGAATTCATTGCACTTAATCAAAGGATTGATGGCTTCATCAAATTCCACGACGTTCTCCAAGTTCTCCCTGAAGGAGTCAGTCTTCAACGCGCGTAAGCCTTGGGTACTGACAAAGAACATCAAATTTCCGATAACCATCGGTGTCCGCGGCGCGGTGCATCCGATGTTGGCATTGACCAAATCCAAGGTCAGGGAGGCACTTTCGAAGTCGCCGCTGATTTTATAAATGCGACGTTTGGTGAAGATGATATAGGAGGTACGGAAGAACTTGATTCCTGTGACCTCATCGGTGCTGTCAATCGGCAGGATGATAAAATTGTAATTCGGGATATAGTCATAACGTGCGATTTCGCTGAACCATAAGACATTACCTTTGAAGTAGACAACGCGGTCATACATCTCGACCATCTTATAGTCACCGACATTCAACTGCTCGATGGCTTTGGCATCCGCCGGGACAGACCCGGTGTAGTAGTAGTCAAAGTAGGGTTCGATTTCGACCGTGGACTCAGCATAGGAGATTTGAATCTCGACTTCGCTGGACGGTTGTGTGACTAATTCGACGTCATACACACGCAATCCGCTTGAGGAATACGTCGCGTTTAAGGTTGATTTCAATTCAAGCGCTTCCCCATTCTCCGACATTTCAATTACGAAGTCATTTTCCGTCCCGGTACACATGATGTTGACGTGAAATTTCGTCCCGGATGGGATGATTTGTACAGGTTTCCTGTCCGTGGTCGTAATGAAGACACCTTGGATGCTTTCGGTGAGAATGGCTTGGGTATCCAGCCACGATAAGGGCGATGTACCAAGGACATTGAATCCAACTTTTCGAGCCTCGATGCCATTTGGCTTATACGCGGCGTTGGTCTTTCCGGTAAATGCGCCCACATATGTCCATGGGTCGGCAGGAGTAGCAGACTCAGAATCAAAAATAAGTAACCCTTTGTCATTATTTGTGAAGTAAATTTTGCCATATTTGTCGAAAGCCTCCCAATTGGTTAAGAATGCCGAAGATTGAAAGTCTGCCGCGTCGATGACATTTGTTTGAACCGTAGAGACCAACGGGTCAGCAAGGGTGATGTCGATGTCTTCCCACGCCAAATCTTTCGTCGATGTGTTGACCGTCAGACGCAGATAGCGAATATGATTCGTTTCCCCAAAGGTCGCAATGTAATCTGCCAACGAGGGCATATCGGCTAAGGTCGCCCACGCGTTGTTGTCATTTTCCAAGAGTGTGAAGAACACCTCTTTTTGAGCCGCATTGCCCGGTGTCATCGCGGAGTTAATATAAACATTCTCCGGGTAGAGCAATTGGGTCAAGGCGGTGTTCTTACCAAATCCTTTGCGAACGCTCAATTCCCCTTGAATATCACAATCAAAATTCACCAAACGACGCAAAGTGTTGGTGTTGAGTAAGTCATCCGCAAGCGTGATGTTCATTCCTCCGGTAAACCCGGAGAGTTGATACACTTGCTTTAATTCGGGATTGCCGCGGTAGATTTGCGCCGTACCCATTATAGACCTCCCTCACGCGGAGTGAACCATCCTTGGTCAATCGCCTCGGAAGTATCCATGTCATACGCGCCTGTTTGGTCATTCAGGTAGGTATCCGCGACAAAGTTTGTGAATTTCCCGCTAAAGTCCATTAAGTAACTGTCAAATTCAATTTTGTAGCGGTCGGCTTCATTGAGTGACGCGTCATTCAATTTGACAGCATAATTCATGTATGTGCCAATCAGCGCCAAAAGCCATGACGGGGTCAGGGCGGTGTAGTCTGAGGTCGTGTCGGTAAAGAAGGGCAAACCAATGCTCAAATTGGTGTTCACCGCCGCGATGCCTTTGTTGGCATAATTCAGCGCATTTTGAGTCGTTACGCTTTCGTCCGTGAACGCATCGGACATTTTGATAAGTTCGGATAGTTTCATAGTTATCACCTCCTCCGTATTATACCACGAACAAGAACATAAGAAAAGGAGAGGTTTCCCTCTCCTTAAACTGACTTGGATTCTTCCGTAACTACTTGTGGAATGTTGACCGCAGTCGTCTTCATAATTTTTCTACGAAGGAACTGCGCGACCGATTTCGGGAATTTTTGTTCCGTACCGTCGAATCGAATCGTCACAGGGACAAGGTTGAAGAGTACCGTGTAGACACTCCCGAAGTAGTTCGCATACGCTTGCGAACCATGCACGACCTCCAAGGGTTCATCCTTGAATTTCCGAAGCATCGCAGGGCGGTACTTCTTCATATAATCGGCATCAGCAAGGCGTTTGGTCGCCAACTTCAGGGCGATTGCTTCTTCAACACTCTTTTTGGTTTCAGCCATTTAGGTTGTCCTCCACATTAGTCTTGAGCCGCGGCACGTCCGAGGTCATCGTTCGTGAAGTCCGCGATAGTCGCATCGTAAGCAGAAGCCGACTTAATCAGAGTAATTGCAAGCGGGTCGATGACTTTAGCACCGTGCCAAAATCTGTAGCCCATGAATGCATTCTGCGCCAACGGGTCGCCGGAGTCTTCCGTGAATCCTTTGGACGTCCACTTGATGCTCTTCAGGCTGGTGATGACATAGGGGTCTTCACCCAACATGACGGAGTCATAGACGTTCAACATGACCGGAGAAGTTTCCGTACCGATGTTGACAGCGGTCGGTTCGAGAATATCGGATTCTTTGAAGATGATGCCGTAAGCCAAGTAGCCATCCAGCGTTCCTTCTTTGATAACCGAGTTTTCTTGACCCGGAACTAACAATTTCTTTTCGAGAGCGTCGTCGTCCAAGAGGTCATTCATGACGTTCGGATGAACGATACAGCCATAACGTCCGCCAAATTTGGCATTGCCTTTACGACGGTAGTTGCGCATCGTCAGAGCGACTAAGCGCGCGTCTTTCAAGGTCATAACGTCGGTGGATTCCAAATCGGTTTCGGAAGTGTTCCCCGTACCGCAGAAGTATTCCGAGGCGTCCGCGAACGAAGCGATAATGCCGCGTTCTTTGACTTCAGCCGCGTGGCGAGCCATTTCCGGTTGATAGTCTTTCATGACTTGGAACAGATGGATGTCATCGACCCAGTTCGTGAATTTCAGCAAAGCGCCGTATTCGTTGACGGAGGCTTGGACTTTTTGGGTCTCAATCTTCATCGCGGTCGGGGCTTGTCCTTCGGACAGGAGATGGTTGCCAACAGGCAAGTGGTTGTGTCTCGCTACGGAGATAGTGGTCGTACCAGCGTTCGCCGGGATTTCGACTTCGCGACCTAACGTCGAGAAGACAAAGGATTGTCTTTCCAACGCGATGATGCGAAGCATACGTTTTTCCCAATACTCCCGATTGGAGATGGTATTCGTTTGAGCAGTTGCTAAGTTATTGGTCATAAGTTATCAGTCCTTTCATTTGTAACGCAGATTGCGTTCTTTTGCGTATACTTTCATTTCTTCATCCAGCATTTCATCCAAGGACTTTGCGGCGACTGCACTATTTGGAATCGCGACGGTATCCATGCCGTCCACTTTGGCTTTTTGTTCAGCCACGGCGGTTTGTTTTGCAAGAACTTGACCGGATAGAGCGCCTTTTATGAGATACTCGTAGTGAGGTACGGCAAGTAGTGTCTCTAAAGTGTATCCATCCTTTTCAAACTGTTCAATCAGTTGCTTTCCAGCGACTTTATCAAGACCGTACTCGGTCACGACTTTGTCAATAGTCTGCACAAACTCATGCAATTTGGCTTGGGTTTCACGTTCGACATCTTTGGCTTCGAGCGCTTTGATTTTAGCATCGCGTTCCTCGATTTCCTTGATGACTTTCGGTTCGACACCTTTGGCTTTGGCTTCTTGCTCGATGATTTTGTCTTCCAGCGCTTTTTTGTACGCTTCGACATCACTAAACCCGGAGGCTTTAGCAAGTCGTTCTAAGAGGGAAGCCTCTTTGGTAAAGGCTTCTTCCGCGGCTTTGAGTTTGGCACGCATATCAGCGAAGGCTTTCCCGGCTTTGTCTTTGACAGGTTCGGTTTCGGCTTCGGTGGTAGGTGTTTCAACAACGGCAGGCTCTTCCGGTTTGGTAGGTTCGACGGCAGTCGTTTCCTTGGCAGTTTCGGGGTCGAGCGGTGGAGCGACGTCTTCTTTCATCGCTTCTCCGAATTCCGCGGCAAGTTCAGCGTCAATGTCGGCAATAGATGTAATCGGTTTCTCTGTTTCCATGTTCCTCCTACGCGTCAATTTGGTTAGGCGTGACGGTCGCCATGACACGGATGTGTTCTGCATTCCTGCATCATCTACATTATAAGACCATACTTACAAAAAGTAAAGAGGGATTGTGAATTCCCTCTTTTTTCCTACATTAAGTTCAAATCCTGCATCGTGGGTTGCTGACCTTGCTCCATCATTTGCGTTTGCGCGGTCATGACGTCTTCAGGATTCATTCCTTGCGCGACGAGGTCGTCGGCAGAGTCTTGCATCGCGGCGTCCATGGCTTTCGCGGCTTGTTGTGACAATTGCGTGAATTGGTCAAGTGCTTGCTTGTTCTTATCCCCGCGGATGACATCTACAATCGCGGCTTGCGCCAATTTTGGGTCAATGCCATATTTCTGTGCCGCGGCGGTAATGGAGGCAACGACTCCGGCTTTCTTCTCGGCAGAATTGGCTTGAAGGTCGGCATAGCGTTTACGCAATGCGTCTTTGTTGGTCAGGTCATAGGATTCCAAGACATCCAATTCGGTGATGATTTTGACCGGGGAGTCATATTGACGTTCCATCTGATAGATTTGGAGCATCGCTTCCCGCTCGCGGTCTTTACTATAGGAGGTCTTCATGCTGAGATTGATGTAGTAAGAGAAGTCAATCTCTTTGATGCTCTTCGGCATAGCGCGTGTTTTGAAAGTGGTTTCCCCGGTGGCTTCGTCGACCGAGCGTCCGGTAACGTTTTCTCCTGCATACATATGCGCGAGATAGTCGGTCATGATGAGCGTCAAGTCCCGCACGAATTCGGAGATGTTGGTGATAGTGTTTGCCTCGATGATTTTCGAACGGTCGACTGCCATCCGCGCCCCGCCGGAGGTGTTCCCCGCTGTGCCGATGTCCCCGGTAAAAGGGTCGGACACACCGCAGATTTTCTCGATGGCTTGCTCGTAGTTGGCTTTAAGATTGATGATTCTATCCTCAATTTTGGCAGGGGAGATGACTTGCATCGTTTCACTAATCGGAAGGTTGGTCTCAAAGACTGTTCCCGGTGCGCCGCTAGTTTTCGCAACGACCTTCGGATTCAATCCTGAACCCTTGCGCACAATAATCGAAGGACTTGCATACGCGATGGCGGTGTTGGTGATGGCACTCTCAATCGAGGAGATGGCTTTCTGCAACGTGATGACATCATCCATCAAGGCTAAGCCATACGCACTTTGCGCCGCTTTCTTCCAGCGGAACTGCGCAATCGGGAAACGCTTCAATGCGGTGAGATGTTTCTCTTGCACCAACATATTGTCCACAATAATGTACTGCATGATTTTGCTCTTGATGCGTTTGTAAATCGTATAGACGGTCAGGACTTGTTCCTGATTTGAGGTATAGTCATTCTCGACGTAGTTTTCACCGCGTTCATGCGGGAAAGTGTTCTCGGTGACATTGAAGAATTTGCTGAAGCCCGGATAGCGTTCTTCGGCATCCTCTTTGGTCAAGCGACCTAAGACCGCAATCCACAACGCATCATGAATGTCGCGCGCCCGTGGGTCGATGACCACGGTATTCGTGTCCAATTCTTGCGCGCAGAGCGTGCCTTTGCGGTTGCCATAGCGTGCCGCTTCATCATAGTAAAGTCGAACGTAGCCTTCGCGGACGACCGCCCCTTTGGTGATGGCTCTATCCACCAAGTTGTCCATTTCCAAGCGTTCCCACTCGTCCTCATAGACACTTTGCAGAGTCTTGACGGCTTCGACATCTTCTTCCCGGAACGCGATGAGTTCACCAATATAATCGGTCGCGGTCAATGAAGCGATACGCTTGTCGATGTTGACCGAAGCATAAGGCGTGTTCATCTGAATGACCCACGGGCGATTCTCCTTGTACTGTTTCAGGATGGACATATTGTTTTGGTAAAACGCCATGTTCTCCGTCAATTGGTCAGTACGTTTACGGACATAATCCAATCCATTGCGCACCATGTCCAAGAGAGGCTTTGCCGCCTCTTTTGCCTTATCGTGTTTGTAACTTTCTTCCAGCGTGACTTCGACATCACGCGCATTGACTTCATCCATAGTCATTCACCCTCTTTCTTGTCCTTGTCCTTGACAAAGTACTCACGGACATACTCCGGCATCCCGTCCATATAGACGCCATCTCCGGTGATGTCCTTCATGTAATTGGTCATCCACTCTTCCACGACCTTGAGTCGTTGGTCAAGTGTTGCAATCAACTCCATCAGTTGCTCCTCATTCATCTAGTAGCCCTCCTTGCGTCATGTAAACGCCTCCCGACGAATAAACGCCGTCGTCGTCAGCCCAGTCTTTCGACCAAAAATCTTTGACTTCCTTACTTTGGAACAACGCCGGGTTGAAATCCATCGGATTCAAGGGCAACGGCGCTATCATGTACCGGAGACAGTCCATCAAGTGATTGTCTTTTTCATTCGGGATTTCCTTCCCGGCGCGGTCTTTATAAATATACTTCGAGGCTTCGTCTTTGAGGTTCTCAAGGTTGTTGTAAATCTTGAGTTTCCCGCTGTAGAGGTAGTCACGCACTTTTTCGATGCCCCCCATGATGTCATTGTTGGCAGGCTGGAGGAAATATCCGTTCAGACTTTGGAAATACTTTTGATAGGATTGCTCCGTCGTGTCGTTGCGCTTCAGAATGGAAGGGTCGGCTTGCGGGAGCATATACATATTTCGGGTATCGAACGCTTTTTTGAAGTTCGCGGCGTGATAGGAAATAGGCATCGTCGGCACATAATACTCTTCGCAGACGTAGATAATCGCGTCTTTCGGGTCAATATACGCCGCCAGCCATGCCGTCGGGTCATTATAACCGGGGTCATACCCGGCAATGAATGGCACTTTGTCGGGAATCGGCTTCGGCTCGACCAAGGCGTTCCCAAATTCAGGATAGACTGCACCTTCTTTGATGTCAAGGTAGCAGTCGATGTATTTCCGCACCCATTGCACCGATTTCCCGATACAGAGGGTCGAAATGAAGCGTTTTGGTAGATGGTTGTTGTCCCGACTGGAGGACAGGAAGGCGTGATATTCATTTTCGGTCGCTTTTCGTCGGATTTGGTCGTAAATTGTCCGGTCAATGCTCGCAGAAGTAAAGATTTTACCGCTTCGGAGCAAGAATTCGGTGCGTACCCAGCCATCGTCCGGATTGGTACTGACCAAACCCATGAAGGCGTAGTCAATTTCTGTCCCTTCTTCATTGCGGATGACCGCGGCGTTGTTACGGAGACGCGCCTGCAACTGCGTGAAGACCGAAAAGTCGACATTGGAGGCTTCTTCGATATAGAACGCGGTCAAGTTCAGCGACCGGAGATTTTCTTCATCATTCGAAGCGTAAACGAGGATTTCATGCCCATTTTTCATCTTGTAATAC